TTATTACGGATCGTTTCAATGACAATTTCGGCTATAATTCAAAGCGAGTAGGCAACAATAAATACCTAATCGAAAGCATCGAGATTTTCCAAATACACGGCGGCAAGTTTTCTCGCACAGAGATTGTACATCCGCGCGTAACAGCATTTACACACGATACATTAGACTACGAAGATAGTACAGGTCTAGTACAAATGAATTTTGAATTTGCATACGAAGGTGTTGTCTATGCTAACATAAATGAGCGCCTAAACTCCGACGAGCTAGATCGTTTCCGCTACGGTGATTTCAACGAGCTAGCAAATCTTATTACTATTCGTACGCCAGTGCTAGGACGTAATGTCTCTGCATCAAATCAGGCTAAGTTTCCAAACACAACTCCTCTAGGCTGCCCAGGCTCGGCTGGATCAGGTTTATACACCGATATTTCAAACAGATTTATTTCTACGCCAATAGGTAAAGTAGTGTCGGGCATCATCGGTGAAACAAACGTGCAACGTATTCAAGATGACATCGGCGGCGTAATAGGATCTATACCTAACGCAATTGGCACCGTGGCTGCCGCAAGTATTTTCGGTGGCACGGTCAGCTTTAATCCTGACCCGCTACAATCATTGCGCACAACAGCAAATCGAATTTCTCGTACAGCAGTAAATCGAACACGCGATAATTTTGCAGCAGGTGTAGCAGCCGCAACCTCAACTGTTGTAAATGGTCAAACTAACCCGGGTGGCACATAATGGCTGTCAATAGAACTAGCACAAGTCTTGTTCAATTCTTAGGAGCGGAAGTTTCCGCTAGGCAGAATAACGGCTCACTTGCAAACACAGTCAAAGGTGGTCTCGGTGGCGAAGTTACGCAACCAGCAGATACACGGCGCCTTGCTAAAAATCTTGTACCAGCGTCAGTAAAAATATCCGACTACCAATCAGCACTCATCCATATGCAAAATCAAGGCGTGGCACCAAATGCTGCCAAAGCAATGGCAATGGTACTGGTCGATGCAGCACAGGCACAAGGTGTCGGTGTTATGTCGCTTATAAAAACAACCGATACAACAAAGATGGCGCTTGTATCTAACACGGCGTATACTTATATAAATCAATTGCGCGATGGCAGCAGCCAACTAGGTGGCTCACAAAATATCGACAACGGCAAAAGTTTGCGGTCCAGATATTTGCTAGCATAATGGCTAGGGGCTCAAAATATTCGCAGGGTATTTACACTCCGACGAATCCAGAAAAGTATAAAGGTCAGACAGCACCTCGCTATAGAAGTAGCTGGGAACTCGTTTTTATGCGCATGGCCGACAATCATCCTAACATTGTTAGCTGGGCAAGCGAAGCAATAAAAATCCCTTACATGAATCCGCTGTCTAACAAGGTGTCAATGTATACCCCGGATTTTTTGCTTGTATATGAAGACAAGAACGGCAAGCGCAGGCAAGAATTGATCGAGATTAAGCCGCGCAAGGAAACACACCTATCAGAGGCAAAGTCCCGCGGCGATAAATTACGCCTTGCTGTTAACGCGGCAAAATGGCGTGCCGCGGTAGCATTTTGCAAAAATCATGGCCTAACGTTTCGTGTTATCAACGAAAATGAACTCTTCGGTAAAAAGAAAAAGTAATCACGCATAGTATAATTCTGCCGCTGTAGTGATAAATACACTTATAACGGAGATTACTAATGACCAAGAGCCTAGAGGAAACTTTCAATATTCCGCCTATCAAAGAGGCGCTAGAAGCACAAGGTATCACGAAGGAAGAACCGTCGAAGCCAACGGATTCCCCGGTGCAAATATTAAACGCACTGACCATCGCCGAAAAAATCGAACACGCCCTTGCCACAGTATCGCAGCTTGACGCCAGCGATATCGAGATGGACGAGATCGCGCAGGAAGCCTTAGAATCCTACGCAGAGCTAAAAGACCTAGCAATGAATATGGCCGATGCCCACAGTGGTCGCATGATGGAAGTGGCGGCAACCATGCTGAAGACGTCCTTAGAAGCTAAGGAAGCGAAAATCAATCGCAAGCTCAAGACTATTGACCTACAGCTTAAAAAGATGAGAATGGATCGTTTGGCTGGTGGTGAAGAAAATAGCTACGGCGATACAGGCACAGAATTTGATCGTAACGAATTGCTGAAGCACTTACACATTCAGCGCGAAGATTAACAACGGTATTATCTGCAGGATTAGATAAATACTACAAATAAGATGAGGAACTCATTGCAATGACTGACAACTTTAAAGACTATTACTTGGTGGAATCGGCTCGAGAATATACGTATCGTATAAAACTCGCCGTAAATGCGCTCGAATCAGGCCAAAAAGGTGCGTTGGAAGATGCGCTAGCAAAATTTGACCTACGATCTATTAGCAAATTTACTCAATCCCCAATTCAAAAGTCACCACTAGATTTTCCTAACGTGCGCAACAGCAAGGTGTTTACCTGCGAAATCGTCTTAGGCTATCCAGTTACAACAGACGAACTACGTATGTATCTTAGCGACAAGATTGCTATCAACCAGCAAGAGATTGCAGTTTATAACAAGAACGATCCGCGTGATGCATACAATGACGAAGCTGTTGCTATTCGTGCAGGCAAGGATGCAGATTACGTAGCAAAACTTGGCACAGAATACGACGCTGATGAGAAACCAGATTACGGCAAAAAGTATAACGACAAATTTTTGAAAGAACTAAGCGACACGCAAAAAGCGCGCCCAGTGGTTGAAGTAGAGAATCCGTTGATGCAGAAGACAAAAGTTGACAACACAAGTGTTGCAACTCCAGACGTTGGCGAGAATGGCGGCCTTAGTGTCCTAGGTGGAAAGCGTAAGTAATGTCACGCGAACCTAACATGGGCGAGCTAAAGGCTATTATAGAAGCGTATAATAAAGCTATTACGGAAGCTCCCTATGCTACAATGAAGGACGGTCCAGACAAGTATCTGTTCCGCAAGGATAACAAGCAGAAGCTAGTTGGTTCCTATTTAGGTGACGAAGAAGCTTATAAGAAAGGCGAACTAGATATTTGCCCTCGCTGCGACGGATCAGGCAAGGAAGACGTAGATGAATTTTGCGGACTTTGCAACAAATACAGCGACGAAGAGGAATTAGAGGAAAATATGATGGACAAAGAACTTAGAGAAATGCAGATTGCAGCAGGCATTCGAGTAGCAGAAGATTGCGACGTAGACGTAGAAAATAACGCCGACGGCGAATGCAGTCCGTTTACACATGCTGACGACAACGTTGCAATGGTACGCGAAGATGACTACGAAGACGACTTCGAACCAGCCACAAACATTTGCCCAGCTTGTGAAGGCACAGGTAATCAGTATGGATCAGGCGGTGGCGGCGATTGCGAACAATGCGACGGCGTTGGCGAGGTATTTGAGGATCAAACACGCGAAGATTTGCTACTTCCACCTAAGGGAGATGTTGGTCGTAAGGGCGAAGGCCGCGGCTGGGATGATGGCGTAGATACAGCAGATTACGCAAACTCTTTTGCAGACGACGATGACAGAATTAGCGACGAAGACGACGAAGGCACATACAGCGGCAAGACAAACTTCGATGACGAAACATTCGATGACTGGACTGCAAAATATCCAGGCGAGTCCGTTGAAGAAGCAGGTCCAGGCGACGACGAAGATGAATTTAGCTACGATGACGACGCCATGGTCGATCTAGGTGATGACGACGAGTATGATTTCAATGATGAATTTGAGCGTGAGATTGGTAATACAAACCGCTTTGAGTCAGTAGTCGATATGAATGAGCTACGTAAACTAGCAGGACTTGCATTAGTTGAGACTGAAGCAACCGATGAAGAAGAACTAGAAGAAGCAGAACTTTCGGATCCAAGCAAGAATACTCACGTTGGTCGCGAATTTGCTTCCTCTGAATTTGAAGAAGATAAATTTGATGACAATTTTGACGGTCTAGCCTCTGGTGAAATCGTTGCATACGAAATCGCAGACGAAAAAGCATATTACGCAATGGCTGACATCCTCGGCGCTGAACTAGATTTTGGCCCACAAGACGAAGTACTTGTACCAGCAGCACGTAATGACGCACTTGTCCTCGAGCTTAGAGGACTTGGCTTTGAGCAAGGTAAGCATTTTGAAGTAGCAGGCCAGTTGCAAGATGATTTGCAAAACGGCTACGACGATCATACTTACACAGACGGACAAGACTATTTCCCTAAGGGTGCAACAAGCACGCCTGCTACTGACCTCGGTCCAACAGCAAGCAATATGCGCGATAACCCAATGGCAAATAAGATGCGTAGCGTTGAGAAAGACGACGTTTATGAGAGCATGAAACTTGCGTACAGACGTTTTCGCAAGGTATAAAGGATAGCAATAATATATAAAAGGGGCCTTGGCCCCTTTTTTATTCGCTAAATACTACTATGGCACAATTAGATTCCCATTTAGTTAAAAAAGCACACGCTAAAGTTAAGTACACGCCAGAGATGGCCGATGAACTTATGAAGTGTACCGATCCGATCACAGGTCCGATGTTCTTCATGGAAAACTTCATGTACATCCAACATCCGCTCCAAGGTAAAATCAAGTTTGACCCATTCGATTATCAGCGTGAATTGTGCGTAGTTTATAACGAATATGTATCATCTATCGCGATGATTGGTCGCCAGCTTGGTAAAACCACGCTTGCAGCAGGATACCTCGTTTGGTATGCTATGTTCAAGCCTGACTCGACCATCCTGATCGCCGCGCACAAACGCGAAGGTGCCTCAGAAATCATGCAGAAAATACGCTACTGCTACGAGATGCTGCCCAACCACATCCGCGCTGGCGTCGCAGAATACAACAAACAGACGCTAACCTTCGACAACGGCTCGCGTATCCTATCACAGGCTACTACGCCAACTACGGGTCGTGGTCTTGCGTTGTCGCTTGTATACCTCGATGAGTTTGCATTCGTGCCGCCGCAGATTGCGCGCGAGTTTTGGACTGCTATTTCTCCAACACTATCTACAGGTGGTAAGTGTATTATTACTTCGACACCTAACGTAGATGATGACCAGTTCGCTGAGATTTGGTTTGAGTCGCAGCGCACGATAGACGAGTTTGGCAACAAGAGCGAAACGGGGCGCAACGGCTTCAAAGGCTATCACGCTACATGGGAAGCACATCCTGATCGCGATGAAACTTGGGCGCGTATCGAACGAGCAAAGACGAGCGATGATAGGTTCAAGCGTGAGCATGAGTGTAAATTTATCTCATTCCAAGAAACACTTATCAATTCCAAGACGCTAACAGAACTAAGTTTCAACGGTATAGAGCCTATCAAAAGATTAGGCCAAGTTAGATTGTATGCTCCGATTCGCGATGGTCGAAGCTATTGCGTAGCGTTAGATCCATCCATGGGAACCGGCGGCGATAACGCAGCCATACAAATATTAGAATTGCCCTCACTAAAACAGGTCGGTGAGTGGCAGCATAATCACAGCCCTGTCGAAGATCAAATAAAAATCCTCCGTAGCATCCTGCTTCAAATCCAGCACGAAGCACCTAAGTCTGATATCTATTGGACGGTAGAAAATAATTCTATGGGCGAAGCAGCCCTTGTAGTAATCCGCGACACTGGAGAAGAACGATTCCCAGGCACGTTTATGCATGACCCTAATCGCCACCTCGGTCCTAAAAATCGCAAGGGTTATAACACTACGCATCGAACCAAGCTTGAAGCTTGTGCAAGATTCAAGTCGCTCGTCGAGAGTGGCAAGCTACAAATCCTTAGCAAAAACTTGATTCACGAACTCAAATACTTTATTGCCAAAGGTAATAGCTACGAAGCTACTCTAGGTGAGAATGATGATCTTATCATGGCAATGATGCTAAACATACGCATGATTCAGCATATTGCAACATGGGACAACGACATATACACAACCATCAATACCAACGTGAGTGGCCGATTTGAAGACGACTCCGACGACATGCCATTCCCTATGCTTGTAATCTAAGTAGTTTTTGATAAATACTACATTATGATAAACTACGAAAAAGTTGCTGAGAAAATATTCGCTGTCATCAAAGGGCATGGTCATACGCTTGCTATGTTCAAAGAAGATGGCATGGACACTACTGATGCTGCCGAAGCTCGTAGATTCTTCGTCCAAAAGCCAAATTACATGGTCACACTCGACGACGAGTCCAACACAATCAAAATCAATAAGAACAGCAACCTAAGTCTTGATGACCTCGAAAGTATCATGAAGCAGTTGAAGAACCTAGCGCGAGCAAATATGCTCAACACGCATGTTCAAGTATTCGGCAAAGAAATTACACCGAAAGACTTTGCATATCAAGCCAAAAAATATAGGGATACACCGATGAACGAAGATTACATAGATGACGAAGTGTGGATGGTTTACATTCGCGCAAATACTTATCAGGGCAAATACTACGAATCTAGTGCAGCACCGTATGACGTTAGCACCAGTATTGCACCAACAGAACAAGACGCTATCGACTACGTCAATGATAATCGAGAAAAAGTGCTAGCAAAGCTAGCGAAGAAACGTGTACGATACGGCGATAGAAGTATTCCTATGATAGGGCCAAAAAACCGTGGCGGCGTAGAAAAGAATGTATTCTTTGCTGACACATATCAAGTTCGAGGTCCACAGAAAGTATCTCGTTATGTTGCAGAAGCATCCCTATCACGTATGAGTGGCAGCACAAAGACAAGCTACCAAACACTAGAATCCGTTAAGATGATTGTGCGCCACCGCAAAGCAGTAGACGAAGAAGTCCGCGGTTCACGCAGTCGCCAAATCTCTGCTATTTTCCTAGAGCAGGCAGGCGAGCGTTTCCGCTTCCCGCACAATAATCTACAAGGTGCAAGAGCAATGGCTCGGCACATGTATGAAGGCGGCGAGATGGGTGATGCAGTCGGCACATATATCGTAGAGTCCGTTGGCAACCTAATTCAGCTAAACGAGTTTGTTCGTTATGCGCGTACAAACAAGCTGATTAACGAGAACAGCGAAGACATTATTGCAACGGTTCAAGAAAACATTGCAACACTACGCGGCGAGCTAAAAGGCTTGACTGGCGCAAATTCCTATGCTAAAATAAGCGAAGCTATTGCAGCGCGCGAAGCTAGCGTACTAGAAGAAGACGATACCGATGATTTGAAAGACATGTTTACCGTACGTAAATTTGACGAGAAATTCGGTGATACACTACCATTGGTAAACAGACTTATGAACGAGAAAACTGCATGGCGTAACGCACTAGTCGAAGCAAGCACACAAACTGTTTGGCTGGATGCTAAAGAGGCATTGTCCGAAGTTGATATCGTAGAATTTGACAGCCCCGTACAGCAAATGGGTTATAAGATTCAGAAAGTTGCAAACCGAATGGTCGAAACCGGTGATCTAAAAAATGTTGTAGGCCGAGTTGCAGGCAAGCTAATCGAAGGCAGCACACTTTCCGAGTTTGAAAAGACTATTGTACGTAATGTAATGGAAAATGCTAAAGTTCAAGAAGAAAAAGTTTGCGAAAATTGTGACTGCGAACCTTGCGAATGCGAGAAAAATACGTTTGAAAGTATTTTGGCTGGCTATGATCTCAAGATGAAAATGATAGAGCATGAAGACTTCTTCGAAGAAGATAATGCAGCTTTGCGCAACCTTAAGCAGGGTCGTGAAGATCGCAAGACTAACGTACCAAATCATTCCGGTGTAGGTGCTGGGAAAGTCAGAGAGGACGAAGGCGACACATGTATTCGTTGTCGCAAAGGCACAATGGAAGTTGGCGACACAATGATGGGCGCACAAGAGAAGTGCAATCGCTGCGGATATCAACATGCGGTACGCGAAGGCGAAATGGACGAAGGCATGTTCGACAACATAGCTAAGAAAGCTGGCCGTGGACTTGGAAAATTGGTTGGCAAAGGCGCAAGAAAATTAATAGATAGCGCAGTAGCGAAAACAGTCGCAAAGGTAAAGAAAGATGGATTGGGCGGCGCCGTCGCATGGGCTGCTAAAAACAGTGGCGACAAAGGCTCACTCGATATGTTAGCAAACTGGCTACAATTCAACCAAGACCACGAAGATTATGCTCTTGTTACAAAGATGTATGGTATGGCTGGCGGCGACCACCTTGAGTTTGAAGTAAACGAAGCAGACTATGACGATTATCACGCAGGCGAGAGAGAAGCTGGCGCACATATGGGTATGCCTCCAGAAGATGCTGAAGGTATGCATATTGATCGTGCTGACTGCATTGATTGTGAGGGATCTGGTATTGGGGTAGATGGAGATATGTCTGATTGCTATGCTTGTGATGGAACAGGACGTGGCGACGAAATACGTTCTGATGAATGGTCAGATTTTATCGGAGAAGGCTTGGGTGACAAGATAGCAGACGTTGGTAATAAGATCGTCGCTAAGGGCACAGAAGTTGGTAATAAACTTGCTGGTAAAGCAGCATCAGTAATGGGCCTCGAAGAAGACGAAGGCCATAGTATCAGAGACATTCTCAACGGTGCAGAACTTGCCGACTTACTCAGTGACTTGGATAAAGAAGGTGACATAGTATACGGCGCATCTTACTTTAATAAGTTGTACGATCATTTCTTAACTACTCACGCTGATGAAATTCCGGTTGGTTCACGAACTGGTCGTCCTGACGATGTTGATGCCTACGTACTTGATAATCTCTCGAATGATTATGGCGACGAAGTTAGATCAATGATTGATGCTGGATTAACAGATCGCAAAAACGGGCTAGGCGAAGATTTTCCAGCACAAGGACACGACCAGGAATGCGCATGGTGGGCAGGATGCCACAACGATGCAACAACAACCGAGCCGCACCCAATCTTAGGTGATGTTCCTATTTGTGATAGATGTGTAGGAAAGCTGCGTAAGATTGAAGGGCTAGACGAAGCAGAAGGCGATACATGCATTCGCTGTCGCAAAGGTACAATGGAAACTGGCGACACAATGACGGGTGCTGCGGAACAATGCAATCGTTGCGGCTATCAGCGTCAAGTAAGTGAGACGTCAGATATGTTAGGCTATGATCCAGAAACACAATGGATGGATCCAGCAGGCGGCGTACACGATAATGATGAGGAAGATCCAAGGGCAATGTATGAGGATGACAACGACAATACTATAACGAAGCTTATTTCGCGCAGTTTTTCGACATCTACAATGGGCGACCGCCTTGTGAAAGACCTCGGTATGAAACAAACATTTCGTCGTTCTGGAGATAATGGAGTAGAAACAGTTTATAGTGGCGAACATCAAGGTGTGCCATTTGAGATTGTTACAACAATGACTCGGCACATGGGTGACTTTACAGACCTTGTTCTATCACGCGACAACTTCCCATCCAAGGCAGCGATGGAACGCTTTTATCGAGATATAAAGAACAAGCTTACTCATCAGCGTTACAATGAGGAATCTATCAGCGAAGAACCAGGCGATTGGGATCACGGCTACAACTACGAAGGTGGTGGAAATGTCGATCCCGAAGATTTTATGGATGATTGTCAGGTATGTGATGGCACTGGCAAACACCACGGCGAAGATTGTGAAAATTGCGACGGAGAAGGCTACGTCTAATAAACCGCCACGGCGCAAGCGAAAACGATAAATAATATTGTCTGTTAAAAAGCTTGACAGATAAGTATAGATGCAGTATAATGTGTAAACATGATATGCATCGACTCAATATAAGACTAATGCACTTATGGCGAGAAACATGGTATGCATTTTGGCTATTATAATAATTACATTAAGGAGAATTAATCATGGCTACGCTACAAGAAATACGTGCTAAATTACAAGCACTCGAAGACAAGAAAGCAGGAAACAAACAATCGTTCGGATCCTCACTAGTATACCCCTTTTGGAATGTTGGAGAAAACGTACCAGTAAATATACGTTTCCTACCTGACGCCGACCAAGACAACACCTACTTTTGGAAAGAACTACAGATGATAAATCTTGAGTTCCCAGGAGTTAAGGGCGGGGACGAAAGCAAGAAAGTATATGTGAAAGTACCTTGCGTTGAAATGTGGGGCGATGTATGCCCAGTTCACGCTGAACTACGTCCGTGGTTCAAGGATACATCATTGGAAGCAACAGCGCGTAAGTACTGGAAGAAACGTTCATACATTTTCCAGGGCTTCGTTATTGACAACCCAATTCCTGAGGACGCAGAAAGCGCACCAGAGAATCCAATCCGCAAGTTTAGCATCGGACCACAGATCTTCAATCTAATTAAAGAAGCACTGATGGATCCAGAGATGGAAACATTGCCTACGGATTACCTCAACGGTATTAACTTCCGCATCATACGTACCAAGAAGCCAGGTGGCGAATACAACGACTACAATACGTCTAGTTGGAGCCGCAAGGAAACTTCACTCACCGAAGATCAGCTTGAGGCAATCGAGAAGTACGGTCTGTTTAATCTAACTGACTGGGCTCCGAAGCGTCCAACAGCCGAAGGCGTAAATGCAATTTTCGAGATGTTTGAAGCATCCGTTGAAGGCGACCTTTACGATCCAGAGCGTTGGGGCACGTTTTACAAGCCTTGGGGTCTAGAGATTGAAGGTTCCAACTCCAGTTCCGATAGCGACGACGATGACGACACAACCGCAAACGCAGCACCGACGAAGGCAGCACCAACATCTAGCCTAACGGTAACGCCAGCAGTCGAAGAGAAGGAGACCGTTACTGAATCTCCGAGTGTTTCGGCACCTACGTCGACATCCGCGCAAGATATTCTTGCTAAGATTCGGGCTCGCACAACAACCTAATAATTAGGGGCAGGAAACTGCCCCTTTTATTTCACTGGAGAATAATCATGGTACGTCCATTTAATCCCGACAAGTTTCGGAAAGGTATTACAAAGTCCATTAAAGGTATCTCAGCAGGATTTAACGATCCGACTGACTGGGTGTCTACTGGCAACTATACACTTAACTATCTTATCTCAGGCAGATTCGAAGACGGAATCCCGCTAGGTAAGGTCACATGTTTCGCTGGCGAATCAGGCTCAGGAAAGAGCTATATCGCAGCAGGAAACTTAGTACGCAATGC